ACGTAACCGAATCTCCAGCGCCTCCAACATCCCATCTAGATGTAGATAAGTTTGCTACTTCTGTCCAGCTTGTTCCATTCCAAGACTCTGTGTTAGCAGTTCCACTTCCTGGACTACCTGCAAATATTAATGTTGAAGCGTTTGGTGCATTCATGGAAGAACCTGAACCACCTCTAGCCGTGTTTAAATCTCCTACTTCTGTAAAAGATGAACCATCATATTCTTCAGTTTGTGCTTTTGCTGGGTGTACACCACCTATAATTAATCCTGCAGTTTGAATTCCAGACCCTGAACCATATCCCCTAGCTGTGTTTAAACTTCCACCAGATGTCCAACTTGATCCATCATATTCATAAGCATTAGCTGTATAAGGAGGTAAATCACCACCTGCAAATAATGCTGCTGTTTGTGTTCCAAATAATATTCCTCCAGCGGTAGCTGCGGGTAAATTACCGCCGCTTGTCCAAGATGATCCACCAAATTCGTAAACAGCGTTTGTTCTACCAGGAGCTTCACCGCCAGCCGATAATGCTGCGGTCTGTATTCCACATCCTGCATTATGACTTGTTGCTGTAGGTAAATCACCTGTTTCTGTCCAAGAGCTTCCATCGTACGCTTCTGTTAATGCTGATTTTGCTGTTCCAGTGTAGCCACCAATTGCTAACCCAGCTGTTTTAGTTCCAGCACCACCGATGCTATCTCTAGCAGTGTTCATAGCACCACCAGATGACCAAGATGCTCCTGGTATATCAAATTCCGTAATTTTAAAAGCGTTTGATGTTGAATTAAAATATAATTGTCCGTCAACTTGTTTTGTAAATGTTTCTGAAGGTGTTGTTGTCCATTCTTCTGTTGAAGCTACATACGCTGTGCCAGTATATCCAGCCGCAACTAATGCAGAACTAATACCTGTAACACTACTTCCTCCTATTGCTTGTCTACCTGAAGACATATCTGCAACTTCAGTCCATGAGCTTCCATCCCAAGATTCTGTTAAAGCATGAAAGGTATCCGGTGGGCTAGAAAAACCTCCAAAAATTAAACCTAACGTATTATCAGAACCAGAACCTGCTAATTCAATTCTAGCTGTATTTACCTCACCTACTTCAGTCCATGAGCTTCCATTCCAAGATTCTGCATTAGTAGTACCTGCTTGATCGCCTCCTGATGTACCCCCTGTTGCAAGTATTGCAGAGGTATTTGTTCCAAATGCTGCAGCATTTATTCTGTCAGTATTAAGCTCTGCAACTTCACTCCATGCCGATCCATTATAAGATTCTACTTGATCTTGTAATGATGGTGGTGGGTCTGTTCTTCCACCCATAAGTAAAGCGGCAGTTGAAACTACTCCTGCAGCTGCACCTCTTGCTCTTCCTGTGTTTAACTCATGTGTTTCAGACCAACTTGAACCATTCCATAATTCTGTAAGATCATAGTCATTACCACCGCTAGGATGTGCCCCACCAAAAATAAGGACAGCTTCAGCATTAGCTCCTGATCCACCAGACCAACCTCTAGCTTGATTCATTTCGGCTATTTCTGACCAAGAAGAACCATCATATTCTTCACAGTTATCAGGATAACCAGTTGAAGGGTTTGTTCCTCCTGCTTGTACATTAGAAGTTCTAGATCCTCCGCCAAGCATAGCACTTCTAGCTTGATTCATATCTCCACCAGAAGACCATGATCCCGTGGCTACTTGTGATGCAGCAGGATCCGTTGACAGTGTTTGAACTGTAAAACCTTTTTCTTTTGCGTAAGTCGCCATAGGTTAAGGACTATGGTAAATTATATTTTACTGGTCTAGATTGTCTGCCTTTTTCTTCATCTGATAATGCATCGTAAGCAGCTTGTGCCGCTTCGATCTGACCATCAACAATAGCTTGTGCTTCTGCTTGTGTCTTAATAGCACCATCTACTTTGCCGATCCACTCATCACCATGATGATTGTCGCCTACAACCCATACTTCGCCAGGATGACCTCTTAAGTAGAAATTTCTTCTCTCTTCATGAGTAAAGAAATTTTTTCCCCAGTTAGTCGCTGTGCAGTATTTATATGCCATAGTTGCTTCCTCCTTTTGTGTGTTTATAAATCATAATTAACTTGTTGTCACCGATTTAATTTGAAAATCTGCCGCTGTCCATTCTTCTGACGCACCTGATCTTGATCCAGATACATTACCAGCAGCACGAAGAGCTGACGTACCTCCTCCAACTGCTGAAGAACAAAAATCTTCAGAAGGAGCTGCTAAATCTGATACTTCTGTCCAAGCTGTTCCATTCCATCCTTCAGTTTTATTTGTTTCTGGTGGAGTTCCTCCAAAAACTAAAACATCTGTATTAAGGTCTCCTGTTCCTCCCAAGCCATTTCGACCTGTATTTAATTCAGCTTCTTCTGACCAACTTGTTCCGTCCCATATTTCATTAACAGTTAAAGTAGCACCGGGAGGACTATTATTGTGGCCTCCTGCATAAAGAGTTGATGGATATACTCCTGCTCCTGCTCCATTGTAACGAGCAGTGTTTAAATCGCTTACTTCCGTCCAACTTGTTCCATTATAATATTCTGTGTTTGCAGTAACAGCAGGATTAGGATTAACTCTACCACCAAATGCTAAACCAGCTGTAGTGGTACCTGAAGAACCAGGATTATATCCTCTGGCTGTATTTAATTCTCCAACTTCAGTCCAATTAGTTCCATCCCATTTTTCTACATCAGCAGTAAAACTTCCTGCTTCTCCTCCTGCTATGGCAAGGGAAGCTGTTTGAGTTCCAGTGCCTGTAAGACTTCTTCTTCCTGCATTTAAATTATTTACCTCTGTCCAAGAAGTACCATCATAGGTTTCAGTATCTGCTGTAATTCCTGGAGGTGCAACTCCACCAAACGCTAGACCTGCTGTATTAGATCCTGAACCAGTACCATCATTTACAATTGTATTTTTTGTTCCACCCGATGACCAAGATCCAATAGGAGCTCCTCCATTGTTTACATTTTTAAATTGTCCTGTCGTAGAGTTGTAGTAAAAGTCTCCAACGATTGCGTTTGAATAATCTGCTGCTGGTGTTGATGGTGGTAAACCTGAAAAAGACCATTCCTCTGTTGCAGTTGGAGTTGGATTGTCTACTGCAAAAGATAAAGCTAATGTATTAGTTCCCGCTCCTGAATTAAAATATTGAGCTGATGCTAAATCAGCTACTTCTGTCCAAGCGGATCCATCCCAAGATTCTGTGTTTGCTAATTGTGTTGATGGATTTTCTCCACCAAAAACTAAACTTGCCGTTGTTGTTCCTGCCCCAGCAAAAACTGATCTTGAATTATTTATTTCTGTTGTTTCTGTCCATGAAGAACCATTATATTGTTCGTGAGTTGTAGTGTGAACTTTAAATGCTGCAGTTTGTGTACCAGCCCCTGCTGATGAGTTGTTAGCTGTGTTTAAAGCACCTCCTGATGTCCAACTAGTTCCACCAAATTCTTCTGTTGAGTCTACTGCTGGAGATCCTGGTGATTGTCCACCAAAAGCTAACCCCGCTGTTTGAGTTCCAGCTCCAGTTACCATTCTTCTTGCTGTGCTTAAATCACCAGTTTCTGTCCAACTTGATCCATCAAATTTTTCAGTAAGTGCACTATTAGCGGCTGGTCCTGTAATGTAACCACCAAATGCTATTGAAGCTGTATAAGAAGTTGCAGCACCACCTAAACGACTTCTACCTGTGTTTAGATCACCAGTTTCAGTCCACGAAGAACCATTGTATTGTTCAGTTTCTGTTTTATTAGGATTTCCACCTGCCGCTATTGCTGCAGTTTGTATTCCGTTAGTTCCAACAGTTGCACCATATCTAGCTGTGTTCATAGCACCACCACTAGACCATGCTCCTGCATAAGGATTAGCGGCCAATGCTTGTGCATATGGTACTGGATCTTCTGTACGGGTTTGAACTTGAAACCCCTTTATACCTTTATAATTAGACATAGCTATTATTTATCCTTTAATAGCCAACCTTGAGTCGAGTCTACGTAAACCAATGTAAAACCTGCTCTCTCGGTTGACACTGTTAAATCTGCTGCAGAACCCTGAATCTTGTGTGAGTTTCTCCCTACTGTTAAATTATTAGTATCAAAAGTACCTGCGTAATCTATAATTGAAACTTCATCTCCTTGTGATGCTGATCCTGGTAAAGTCATTGTAATAGCTGCTGAAGATGTATCTACAAAATATCCTTCACCAGCAGACATAGTTGCGTTAGTTGTTGAAACTGCTTGCCATGATGTTCCGCCCGATACTTCGGCAAAAGATAATTGACCAACACCTGTTGTTCCCGAACCTGTAACTGATGCAACTTTTAAAAATCTATCTGCTGTTACGTTACCTGTAGGAAATTTTAATGTGTAAGATTGTGAATTTGAGTGTGGTGGAGATTGAAGCTTAATACCGTGGGAGTTGTTTTCACAGTTAAGTTGTAGAGTCCCTGGGTTTGTATTACCACCAATTGCCACGACACCAGTTCCATTTGGTGTTGCTGTAATCGTTCCGTCTGCACCATCTGTAATTGTAATCGTTCCAGAGTTTGTTCCTGAATTTGTATCTAAAGTTAAATCATATGCACCGCTTGATGTAATTGTTGCGGCAGCTGATCCTGTACCAACTTTAAGCTCACCGGTTCCTTTTGGTGATAATAATAAATCAATATTTGAATCACCACCGGCAGCTCCTAGTTTAGCACCAGAACCTGTAGCAGCGTTTGTAATTTCTAATTGATTTACAGCTGAAGATGTTGTTTGAAATACTAACTGTTCATTATCATTTTCGTCTCTAATTCCATGATTATCATCAATAAGAATATTAAAATCATTAGTATCTAAATCACCGCCTAATTGTGGTGATGTATCATCAACCACATCACTTGCAGTTGATACTTC